CCGACGTCCCGGACTTGCCCTGTAATCCCTGCATTGCTGGAGGTAGGCGTAATATTCTATCCATCATAGACATCTTATTTGATTCATCTTGAAAGATAGCTGAGTTTAATTGAGTACCTGGAAGTTGTTCGATTAGTTTTACACCCATTGGCGCATCTTCGTCGAGTTTAATCGGGATGCTTGAATCTGTAAAATTTTCCAGTAACTCTTGATATTTTTCACCACTCTCACCGTATGCCTGTGGATGGATAACTGTTTTTCCACCAATAGGGGTTTGTGTAAGAATTTTTGTTTTTTGTTGTTCGCGGGCGTTAATGTCATCTTGCATTGCTTTACCAAGATCGACTAATCCTGTAGATTTACCCTGTTTTGTTATATAGCTCCAAGTGAAGAAAGGTAGATGAACATTGCCTTTGGCATCTGTTAACTGTCTTTCATCTCTTCTGTTTTCAAGTACAATACCCATTGCAGGGCAAAATGTAGTGATATATAGAACTTCCATTGGAACTTTTAGTACTTTAATTGAAGCAGGAGCTAACTCAAATCCTTGAGATTGCGCCCACATTGATTTAGAATAATAATCTTCTTCAGATCCGAATGTATGGCCGGTATCGGGCAGCTGTACACAATTTTCACTATCATAAGCTATTTGTTTATGTTCTGTCTCTACATGATAACTCTCTACTATTTCATATTGCCTACCCCATAAGTCCTCGGTAGGATATTCGGCTTCACGTTCTTCGTATTGAGGAAGATCAGTCTTCATACCTGTGAGTTTACTTTTTATATCGTCAGTAGCTTCTGGAAAGTAGTTAAGCATGTCTTTAGGGAATAAATAGAATCTCTTCCAAGCATTCTTGCTATTTCGTGCTATATCATCAGTTAAGTTTGTTGGATCGAAGATTACGGATATTGGGGAAAGTGAATCAAAATATATGCGACCTCTCGGATCGTCTTTGGTGCGGGCGATTTTAATTTCTTCAACACCGCGATAAATACAACCATTAACAACTGAACTAGCAAAAGATGCTTGATAGTCAAAATGTTCCTTGTCGGAGTAATACATATTTTTTAAAACATAAAGTGCATCTGAAACATCTCTGTCATCATCTGCTCTATCTATAAATTCTGGATCAACTTGGTTTAGTATAAAGTTTCCGGCATTACCGTCAACGTACATCTGGAGCAAATTATAATATGATGGTGTCCGGCCTTCAGCTCTGAGTGTTGCTGCGTCAGTGGCTTTCCATGTCTGCCAGTCGCATGTAGGGGCGTAGAGTATAAAGTTTTCAACAGCTCTCATCCTGTCGTATCTGTCAGCAGTATCTGCACTTCTATAAATTTGCATCTGTTGAGAGATGTCGCCAGCACTCAATACTTTCTTATTTGCCCGAGCACTTTCTATGATCAAGTTTTCCCACCTTCAATTTATTGCCCTCGATCGTTGCGCCCACAAACAGTTTGCTTGATTTCACAAAATTTATTGGACCGTCTAATAGCTCTAGATCCAAAAGTTCATCCATTCCTGTGATAGTTACTTTCCAGAAAGTGTTACAAGCTGAACAGTATCTAGTATCCACGAAAGGATGTGAAAAATCATGTAACTGAAGTGTCTCAAGAGCAGGTCCTGCCATCATATGACGGCATTCAAAAGTGGGATTAACTTCCCTTAGTCTATTTGGACATTCTATTTTAAGAAACTCTTCCATGTTTATAATATAATTAAAACCACTGAAATACAAGTATTTTTATCTAGAATAATTTTTAATCTTCCGAGGTTCCGTTTTTGGAGCCATAATTATCTTTTTTCTCCTAAGAGTCAGTATAAGCTGTGCAAGAGCCTCGCAAAAGTGAAAGCCATCTTTCGGTTTACCCTTAACTACCTTCCAATTTCGCACCTGATTGATCGTACTTGTACACTTGCTATTTACTCTTAATTTGTGAACTTTGAACATTTTATTCATCATAACGAGTGAAGCTGTATAGTCATTCCTGTAATTTTGCTTTAGCGGGATACCGGCCTTTTTGAAATTATACCAGATGGTTAACTTGCCTTCAGTTAATCCTTCAAATATTTTATCGTTGCCTATCCATCCTCTTAAATTAATCATGCCGATGTCCGCAATTGTATCGCCCACATACTCTAAAACTTCTTCAGGTTCTACCATCTCAAACATCTTCTCGGATAATACACTTAATCTTTGTGCATTGAAATCAAAGAATGATATTAGAACATATAATCTCTGATCCTGTGTCATGTGAATACTTACATAGATATCACTAGCAGCAGATGAATTATACTTGAAGTCAGATACAATATCTTGTTCAGAATAGTCGAATGTGCCCATTACCGGATTTGATCCCTGAATAGAAGAGAATGCATAAGATAGCGCATCGGCAAAGTCAGGACTATGAACTTTACGTCTCTTCATTTCAATTTTAGATTCCACACCTATCTTACCATTAGTTGTTGTAACCATTAATGGAGAACTTAACTCTGTTATTAGCTGAGAATGGTGAGGTATTGATATCATTTCATTTGCTGCGAAGAACTGATGACCGGTAGAGTGAAGATATGTTTTCTCAAACCTCTTTCTTAGATTCCACCATATTTCACCACGTCTATTTCTAAATTTCTCCTGAGCCCTTTTGCCTTCATCCTCAATAAACTCCTCTGATGGAGATCCTTGGCCATATACACCTTCCAGTTTAAATGTTACCCTTCGGTCACTTTGAATTATCTGGGGATAAACATCTTCTCCGAGAGTATTTCTATCGTATACCAACAAACTGACATCATCGCGCTCACATTTATCTACAGCCTTCCAGGTTGCTTCCATTGGAGTTGTGGCTTGAATATCTTCAACGAGCCTCGCAGTAACACCTTCAACTAAGACATATGTAGACTTGTCCGCTCCACCAGCAGATATATCATACCCTGCAACTCTATCTCCTTCAAGTGGTAAGTCAAAATCTACAACAGCATTGACCCATTCCGAAGGTATCATCGATCCACCTACAGAAGCATGGTAATCGATATCCACTTCTTTCGCCAGTAGTACCGGGTCTCTATTTAGCTTTTCCTTTTCATACCAAGGAGAATATTTAGGTCTTTTGTTTTTGGCCCATTCCAGATTCTTAGAAGGATTTTTCCACCACCATACCGTAATAACCACAACTCTTCCGGATATTTTTTTGTCATAGAAATGATTACAGCCATTGGGTGTTGATATGTCGCCCTGCACGTTGGTATTATAACTTAATGCTTCATCGGCCGAAACCGGATGTTCAAGAGCAGCTGCTTCATCGACTTTATAGAAAGATGACCTACCTCCACGACCGATATTGTCACCACCCTCTCCTATTATAGAGGAACCATTGTCGGGATTGACCAATCTTAATGCATTATCATTTTTATTACCAGATCTTGTCATCCATCCTGTAGGACGCATCTTCCTGGGCATATTATAAATTAGTCTTCTAAGTCTTTCAAATATTGTGTCCGGATTTCCCGATTGATCCACCAAACTCTTAATACGAGATCCCCAACCAGCTTTGTAACCATGTATATATCTCCAGTGATGTACATCATACGCGCAAAGTATCTCAGTCAAACCTTCGGCACGGGATTTCTCTATCAGAAAATTTTTATTGTTCTTAAAACACTCTTCAACTTTCATAAGTGTTTCTACTTGACCAGGAAATAGAACTAAAGGTAATTTGGCCGGTATCCCGACATTGGTTAGCCTAGGATCATAAGTCCATACAAATGTGTTAATCCATAGAATAAAATCGTCTTTGCATTGGCGGTCAATTTCGTCACGGGCAACAGGGTTAGTATTATAAAGTTCTTCAACAGTTTTTCGGATTGACCACACTATCTTGTAAGTTTCATCCAGCTCTTTAATTGCTTGGATTCTCAACGCCTTCACCTCTAACAAGCGGGTATTACTTTCTACAACGGTAGAGTAAGTTGCCTCTTCATGGAGTTGTTGCTGGAGTTCTGAGTTGGATAATTTGCACTGGGCTTCTAGGAACCAAATTTGGAATTGCTGGATGTGAGCCCAACTGATTTGTAAGTCACGGTATTTATTTGTATTACTATTATAACCGCTCTTAGCTTTAATTTCTTTAGTAGCTTTGACAGCTCTTTTTTTGACGACCTTCTTCTTTATCGTTTTCTTCTTTACAACTTTCTTCTTGGCTACCTGTCCCTCAACGTCGGACTTCTTCTTTGCCATGTTATTCCTCTCGTTTTGGTTCTCCTAGTGGATTTATAGCGATAGATCTAGATGCATCTAATAAATCTTCGAACTGATCCATAATCTTCCCTTTGCAAAACTGATCAAACTCTATTTTTCTATCAAAGAAATTTAATCTATATAAACTTTCATTATAATACTTTCCATAATATCCCCAGGCCGTTGCCGTTAATAGACCCAGTTTCTCTCTTGTGAATCGCCTTCTATCCTTAGTCCCTAGAGGAGAAATAGTCTCTGTTTTATAGATTTCCCTCAACTTATCCAGAGCTTTATTCAAAGATGATTTTACCAAAAGATAGTGACTACCCAGCACCATCGCTACATCTCCAGAAGACAGGCTTAGATGGTTTTTGTCATCGTATACTGCTTCTTGGAGAGTGCGGGCATATTGTTCAACCACAGCTGTCTTGATTACTTCAAAATATGATTTGGCACAGGCAACCTGTTTATCTACTGTGATAAATTTGCAAAGATTAGGATTACCACTGCAAGCTCCGTGAGATACAGATTGGATTAAATCAGATACGTACTTTTCGTGTTCTTCGTTTAATTTGCTTAGAGCACGACTGTGGGCTTGGTGTAGTTTGGAGATCTCTCTTTCGAAAGTGAGTTGGATAACACCTGTCTTTTCTCGATTTTGATCATTAACGGTATCAAGGTCGCGTTCAGCTTTGAACTTTTGTTTCTGGACGATGATGTAATGTGACAAGTAGAGAATGGCTGCAATTAGGGTGTATTTCGCGTCACCGGCATCTACTTCTAATAATTTCGTTATTAACTCAATCGACATACCACTCCTAAAATAAAGAAAGGATAATATTAATATACTATCCAAACTTAAAAATAGGAATGTTGTTTTACTAAAGAATTGTGGTCACGTTATCAAAAGGTCACACCTGCTCCTCTGCTAAAACCATAAATTCATCAAATGTATATTTACGCCTGCACCCTAAACAGGTAAAGGTATCAATATCGTCAAATTCAAATTTATTTTTATTACAAACACACGCGATATTATCTCCAGTGCTAAAATAAAGATAGAGAAGTGTTATTGCTACTGCTAGTCCTACTATAAATATGCAGAATCCAGTACTAATCATTGTCTTCTCCATTCACGTTAATATCATCACTGACCGATTCCCCGACTGTTACCAGATCTTCAGTGGTCCAATGTAGGAAGCCGTTATCCGGACCGCACCATGTACAAGCCGGACTTGGGACTAATCTCTTACAGGTTTTACAGTTTTTGCTGTCATAATATCTCATAGTCCCTTCTGGATTCTTATCGAAGTGGTGATCTCTTATTCGTTTTATTTTCCCTTGGATCTTTTGGCTGGTTGCGAAACCTGACTGTAGAATCTTCTCTTTTGTTCCAAAAATTCCCCAGACAATTCCGGCAACGGACAAAGCTACAAATCCTGCAAAGCAATATATAAACAACATATTATCTCCTATGAATTAACTGTTCTACCATCTTCTATTGCGAATATTATCTTTCTTTTAATAGTATTCTCCCAGAGCAGTAACCATTCGAACGCTCTATCGAGGCTGTCCCCCAGATAAAGATATTTTCCGTAAGAATCACTATCTGTATTATAATGATCTTCTGTGTACAAACCGTAAACCACTGGGCTGTCATTTTTTTTGTAAAATTCTTTCATCACCTATACCTCTCGACTTTAGGCGGATATGTTTATATCCAATATACATATCCTTTAATTGCGG